TTACTCCATGTCACACCATCATCATCACTAAATACTAACCATTGGCCATCAAAATAATGCCCCATCTCAAAAGCCCACCATCTATTAGCTCCCGGCAGGTATTTTATGCCTATGGTTAATGGGGTATTAGTTCTTGGGAAATCAGGAAGAGTTGGGTGATCCGGGGGATAGAAGCATGTACCCTCGAATATATCATCCTGAAAAGCTTCGCTGACTAAGAAGTGTGCTTGATCCTCCCATCCATCAGGATCGAGAGTTGCTGTTAGATTTCTTTGCACCCATTTTTCAGGCGCGTCGTAACTGCCTTCACCTATAGCAAGCCACACTGAATCAGGGTCTTGTTTTAGATTACTTTGGCAAGTATAAACCCACTTCACGTGAGGATTGCAGATAGCAGGATTCCATCCAGGAATACCACTCTCGCCATTATAAGAAATGTCCACTGTTATACCATCATCTTTGCTACGCCAAATCTCCAGGCCCCCGCAAAATGCTATTGTTCTTGATCCAGGAGGCCCTTGAGTTATCATTTCAGGCGAGTAGCCCCAGAAATCCACCTCACTAATGCTGGCATAATTTGATGGCAAAGCATGTGGTGACCAAATTGTTCCATGATCTTCTGATACTTGTACTAAACCATAATAATCAAGGCATAAAACTAATAATGGCCTACCACTTGCTTGGCTATATACATATTTCCAACCATCATAATTACCAGGATTGGCAACCGTTAAGCCCCAATCAAGATCATCAAACATAAATTGCTCAGAGCTATCAGGCTTTAGTATCCTTCCAGCCTCACCAATTCCACGACCATGATCGAGATGATTCAATACTGCAAACCAATAATCCTCCCAATCAGCATCAATATAATGCGGTCTGGATTATGGTGGGGATTGATTGGGGTTAATTGCGGCCATCCTTCAGGACCATAATTGGACCAAACCAAATCTTCCTCTGGTAATCTTGCTTCAAGGAATGAGTGACCAATCTGTGTATGGGCACCAAAGATCCAGGAGGCATAGCCATAAGTAAGCCATAAAAGATCACCAATCTGGAATATATTATAAGGGAAAGGCATTAGACAATTCTCACGCTAGCATCAGTCGCAACCTCCCCGGCTGCGGCGATTTGTAAACTAGCATTTTCTAAGACCTGAAATGGCAAAGCAACTCTTACACTGGCATCCTCTATGATATCATTATCAAGACGCAATACTGGGACAATAAATTCTATATCTGTATCTTGATTAAACCAAGCCATACTTAAATCTCCACATACTCAATATTGGGGTCTTTGATATTGGGTAGGAGTATACCAGAAAGCTGCCCTTGATGATTCATGATGAAATTAGCATGACACAAGCCTACACAGTTAGGCTGGACTCCTCCTGGGAATGCATAACCTAAGCCAAAGATAGCTTGGAAACCATTACTCTCGATATACAGATGTAGAGTTTCACTACTCCACATTCCATCATCACTCATTATTTCAAAGTAATCCCCATTCCCTTCATCATAAAGATCCTCAGTCCAAGGTTCATCTACTTCATAATCATGCTCATAGTAATCAGGATCTCCAGGGATGGGCTTTGGATCTGGCGGAATATATTCAGTATAGGAGCGAGTCTCCTTTAGTTCACCTGTCTCACCATCTATCATCCTAATCCTGAATCCTTCGAAGTTGCTATTGCTCCAATTGATTCCTTCTAGGCTATCCTGTAGACTATAAACAGTGTTGTCGTAGGGAAGGTTGATGATTGTATCTTCAATAAGCTTGATTCTGTGACAAGCTCCAAATGCAAAATCAGGTGCCCATATAGCAGGATCAGTTCGCTCTCCGCTTGTTGGATCAACTTCTTCTATATCAAAAACTAAAATATCCCAATCATAAGCTTCATCAACCATTAATTGGGGCCTACTAATTGGGTCAACACCCCAATTCCATGTTGGTCTTGTTGAAGTGCGCCTACCTGCCAATCCTGCTCCACTCTTATTGCTCGCTACTTGCCCTGATCCAGAATCATCCGGTACTCCAGCATTGACCTTATGCTGATCACCGAAAAACATCCATCCATCTACTCCAGTGAATGGAGTTATTTGAAGGATGACTGGGCCTTCATTTTGGATAAAGGCAAATGGGGTATCTTCTGTATCAATTACATTATGTGAATTTGCATTAAGGGAATCTGGAGGAGGAATGTAATTTTCTGGAAGTGGATCTTCTTCTGGTGGTATAATAGACCCACCACCAGGTAAAGTTAACTCACCATCATTAGGCAAATAAGGCTCACTTGTAGGCTCTATCAACCCCTCATCACCAGGCCATTGGATTCTATGCCATTCATCAGTTTCAATATTATGGTAATAGCTATAAGGAGGCTCCCAAATATCAAATGTATCATCAGCTTGAGGTAACAATGGCACACCAGTTTCTTCATCAAGCGGCCATGTACCATCAATAGTCAGACTATTGTTTGTGGCGCTAGTAATTATCCTTTGATATTTTACCCCGTCTGCGCCTACTATATTGATTCGATATTTCTTGATGCCATTGAAAATGGTATACGGAATTGAATCTTCTTCAAAAAAGATTTGATTTTCAGTAGCATTGATAATTACAATGCCATCAAGAGGAGATCCCTCAAAACTGACTTGCCGTACTTCAATTTGGATAAGTACTGATTTTGTATATTGATTAACTTGTAGGAATAAATCTGCGAAATAATAGTGGCGCTCTGGATAATAAAGACCATTAATTGTGATCAATTTCTTATCACCTTGACCACTAGGTGTCCAGCTATTTGTCACTATCACAGAAGGCAAAGCAGGAGGATCACGATGCCTAAGCCAAGATTCATAAGCTCCAGCTGGCGATCCACGAAAATCAATTCGAGTGCGATGACGATTTAATCGCAATTCATGCTTATAGCCTACTACTGCCAATGTTTGCCCATAATCATAATGTACTGAATTAGATTGTAGTGTTACAAGATCTCCAATTTCTACAGGCCAGAAATAAAGCATATCAATACTGTGAAACAATTTCGGGATAGAAGTATCAGCGAGAGCAGCATCAGCCATTCTCTCAGCCTCACTTTGCGTATCAATATTACTAGCATCACCTTCAGTTATCTCAGCAAATAATTCTCCAAATTCATCAATGGAAGCGGAGTTCCAACGCTCTACTGTATCAACAAGAAGGGCACGCTTATTGAAATATCTGACTCTCCAATAGTTACGAATATTTTTATCTTCAATTTGAAGTACTGGTACATCATGATATATATTACCCGTGAGAATATAATCCACTTGGGCTTTATTGCGAAAAGGATTGAACAAACAGTATTCAAAATTGTTCCCCGAGGTATATTTATATCTAGCTACCCATCCATATTGTGAAGCTAATTTACGTTGAGCTACTAGGAGGGATTCTTGAATCTGCTTGAATGGTCCTATATACCAATTTGTAGGGCCATCAGGTATTTGAAGAATTACAGGTTCACCATTAGTACCATAATTATTATCATTCAACATCTGTTGCATAACACTTTCGACTGCACTACCAAAATACGTCTCAGTATCTTCACCAAAAGATTCTTCATCAGGGATATACTCAATCTCATCCTTGATGAATTTATCAATTAGATAGGCCCCACGATCTCGACAAGTAAGGGTAATGATATTCTTCTTACCCTTAGCATCAACCCTATCAATCTTTCCATCAAAAACAGATCGGAAGAACCCACTCGGGCTTTGTCCAGGTCCTACGCATGCAGTCTCCAGCCTTATTGCTCTCCCCGGATTGAGCAACGGTGCATACCAACCCTCAGTACGGTTAAGAGGGCTGCCACTTTTGAGAGGCGCTAAACTTAATCCATCATGCTCTCTCGCTAATACAATGGTAGCACGAGCAGTAGGTTGATCAACTTGATGTCCCCAAGAAGCACTTATAAACCAATCGTGATCTTCCAAATCATGAAGTGCTACTTCACCACCAAGACTATTCTGAACAAATAACCTATGGTGAACCTCGAAGTGTGATGAGGTTATTTTAAAATAATCTTCAAGTGCTTGGTCTCTCATTGCTCTTCAATCAGGATATTAAGGAACCGTTGAAAGCCAGTTCCATTATCATCTATATAAGAAGCAGACTTAAATGTCACTAAAGCATTTATGGATGCGCCTGTAAAGAAATCTCCAGTCACAGGAATGATTGATAAGTTCTTAGCCATTAATGTATCAAATTCAGCTTGAGTCAAAGGCCCACTCACAAAAGGCCATTTTCGCCTATGGTTTATATATGTGACCCTAAGATAACCAAAAAATGTCCTAACTTTATCCCCCACAGGAATCATCTCCTCTTGAGGATTATTACCAGTTTGGACATCAACCTCGATACCATCAATCTCTAGGAAAGCCATTAGAGTCTAGCCCATTCAGAAGTATCCCCATATAGCAATTGTGAATTATCCTTCAAAGCTTCAAGAACAACCTCTGCTATTTCTTCAGGATCTGTTACCCCATTAATTTGAATTGCCCCTTCTTCAATTACCACGCTAGTTCCTCCCCGTCTCCCGCCACCAGGCACAAAAGGTTCAACACCAGTAGGAGGCTGAATCGGGGGAGTGGGCGGCCTGGAGATATTTCTACCTATTGGATCGAGAGCCTCAAACCTCGCCAATGCTACTTTAAAGCCCTCTGGGATATTCTTCAAGCTATCATTAATTCCATTAATATCCTCAGCAAAGTCTTGCGCTGCGTCAGTAGCACTAGACAAACTTTGGATGAAGTCTAGGAATTCTTGTGGTGATAGTTTGCCTAGCTCCTCGAATGTGAGATCTGGGAAGTTCTCGAAAATTCCTCGTAGCAATTCGTATATCTGTTGTCTTCCCACGTCTGTATTAATATCAGCCATCGCGAGAGCTAATTCAGTAGCAGGATCTAGCTCCACAAGGTCAAGAAATTGCTTTCTCAATAAATCAAGTGCTTCGAGTGGCTCAATTTTAAACAGTTCAATTTTCCTCTGGAGCAAGTCCATTGAGCTAGCAGCATCATTAAAAACATCTCTCAGTGTTACTGATTCCAAGAGTTCAATTATGGCTCGGAAATTCTTCCTGCCTTTTTCCCAAGTCCCACCCATGGCCTCTACAATAGCCTGAGCATCCTCTAATGATAAACCAAATTTGCCTAAACTATACTCCAAGCTTTTCCAATTTGATGCAAAATCAGATTGATCACCGATAGTGAGGGTTTTTTCTAGGTTATATTTAAATGCTTTTATTGTGTTAGATATATCACCACCAGCTATAGTTTGCAAATTACTTAAGTCAGCAATTCCTTGTGCCACTTGTTGGAGTGCCTTAGTGTTATTTTCCAATGCTTCCCTACGTCTTTTCTCCCCTTCACTTTCAGTTAATAATGTACTAACAATTTGAGCTGCGCCAGCAACTACTTGGGCTATGGAATTGAGATCACCAGCAAATGCTCCTGCTAGATTCGCCCCAATCTGTATTACTGCTTCAAGCATTTCTGCAGTTTCATCATTAATCGCCCCGAAGGCACTAAGTATCTGGAGTGCAGCCCTACCAGCGCGCTCTACCTCAAGTGCTATTTTCCTAAAGTTCTTAGAGTCTATCTTATCAAGCTTCAACATATTCCCAAGAGTAGCTTGAAGTGTCGGATCATTAATTATGTCAATAAGATCCTGAACCATACTATTGAATGCATCTTTAGCATTCTGCTCCATTTTATCGAATGTTTCTTGTGTAATGAAGCCTTTATCGAATTGAATGCGAGCATTAGCCAATGCCTCATCAAAAACGAAACCAGGGAATTGTATCTTATCACCAAGAGATAAATCCTCTAGGGCACTCTTTATTTCATGACCATATTTCTCCATATCTGCTGCTGACATTGCTTCCTCTATCCCAGAGAAGAATGCCTCTATAGCAACCTTAGCCCCAATAGCCCAATCTTCGGGATTTACAATACCATCAGTGATATTTTGTCTTAGTTCCCTAAGTTGTATATCTAAATTACGAGTCGGGAAAGCAAATACGTCTTGAGCTGCTACAGCAGCCTGAGTTGCTTCGATTTTTTGTAGTTCATCTAAAATTATTCTTTGAGCAGTACTTTGATCTTCAGCAAGCTCAAGTTGCTCTCTTAATTTTTCAATCATTATATCATATTCAGCAATGATATTAATATTGACTCGTGATAAATCAATTTGTCCTAACTTATTTACTTGTCGTTGAATTTCGGAAACTACACCACGAACATCAATATCAGCTTCTAGCCTATCGAATTCTTCCTGAATATCTGGGAGAATCCCTTGGAATCCAATTTTCCATGCAATAAGCAATCGCTCTAAGTCTCTAAGTTGATTATCAACACTACTGGCAGATATGCTATCTATCTTATCTTGCAGTTGCTCCTGTAAGCGTTGCTTCTTCCTAGCTATCTCTTCCTCTCTTCGGGCATCCTCCATCCTTTGTATTTGTCTTCTAGCATCAAGTTGAGCTGCAGCTTCTAAACCCATCTGATCTGCTTCAAGAAGAGCCGTTTTTGCAGAAGCTAAATTGGCAACTGCTGCTATCCGTGCAGCTTCATCAGCTTCTTTTAAAGCAGTAGTCTCTGCAATCAATCTATTCTGAAGATTGTGGAAATCTTGTACTGCATTTTCCCATTCAGTCTTATCAAGAAATGGATCTAAACCCTCTGGCTTGAAAAGTCCTTTATCAAGTTCCGCTTGATCAATTATCTTCTTATATCTTTCAATATTATCCTTAAGTATCATTGTCTTCGTTGCCCATATTTCCTTGTCATGTCTAAGAAGTGCTTGTGCGTCTTCAAGGTTAGTATAATCAATTTCAGCTAGGCTATTGACATAATCATCTACTGAATCTCTTAATTCTTTCGTTTGTTTACTAGCATCAAATGCCCTCTTGGTGAAAATGCCAATCAATCCAGCAGCAACACCAATAGCAATTCCCCAAGGGCCAAATAACCTAAGAACAAATTTCAAGGCACCACCAAAAACTGTCCTAAGTGAAGTACCACTAATGACTGCTGCAACCCCAAACAACTTAATTGCTTTACGATTCTTTTTCCATAATGATAAGATAAGACCTAATTTTGTTGTCATTCCTTTAAGAGCACCAACACCAAAAGCACCAGCGAAAATCCCCAACCATTTCGCCGCATCTTTAATTCCTTGCCCAAGAGCTGCCATTGCAATATCAGCATCTCTCAATTGCTTTGTCATTGCTTCAAGAGCAGGAACAATAACTGTTAAAAGATTTTTACCGAAATCAATAAGTACATCTGTAGCAGTTTCTCTAAAGCGAGCAAAAGATTGAGCAGCACTTGCACCAAGAATCTCCATAGCTTGTTCAGCTTCACCAGCCTTCTTAGTCATTGCTTCAAGATTATTTTTAAATTGTTCAGATTGACGCCCTGTAAGAGCTAAGATTGGGACAAGAGCTTCCACGCCTCCGAACAATTGAGCTAAAGCATCAATACTTCCTCCAGTACTCTCTTTCAGTGTATCAAAGAAACCCTCCAGCCCTTGTTCATAAAGAGCAAAGGCATTAAATTCAATCCCTAATTGCTCAGCAGCATAACGAGCTTCAGTAGTAGGTTTAACTATGGAAGCTATAATCTGACGAAGGCCAGTGAAAGCTAAACGTGTTCTAATACCACCACTCGTTAAAGCGGAAGCAGCAGAAAGTAATGATTCAAGACTTACCCCAGCTTCGGCAGCAAGTGGGGATACAAGTCCAACGGCTCGTGATAATTCATCAATAGTAGTCTTACCAACTCTCATCGCCACAAACATAGCATCAGTAGCTGTAGCAGCATTTACTGCTGCTGGCCCATAGGCATTTAGAATAGAGGTAAGACCATCAGCAGCAGTAGCAATATCCGTTACACCACCTACCGCTAAAATGTTACTTTGTCTAAGAATATAATGAGCCTTAGCAGCATCTGTAGCTCCAGCACTTATAATCTGATATAATGCTTTAGCTTGTTGTAATTTCGCAGTACCAAATTCTCTAGACAAGTTACGAACACTACGTGTCAATTTATCTAAATCTTTGGTTTTTGGAATAAGTGTATGTACTTCCGCCATAGCCTTACCAAAAGCAGTAGCGGTTTGTGTGGCAGTAACAGCAGCAGCAGTCATGGCAGCCATACCAATATGAAGGCCAAGCATGGCCTTACTGGTACCACGGGTGCTTGTTTCTAACTGCTGAATGGCTAAAGATGCTCTACGCATCCCCGCCGAAAGGTTTGCCGTATTAGCGACAACCTTAACTGTAGCTTGGGCAATAGTACTAATCTCAGCCCCCTCTCTTCAACCTAGCTTGGCGATCACGAGCTTTTTGAGCATCATAATCAAGCTTGTAATGCGCCATTATCTCGGTGAATTCGGCTGAGGTGCCCCGCTTTATTAACTCATTAGGTAAGCAACCAAACTCAACAGCCAGCCCAACTATGAATCTTCGGAAGGGCCTTTCCCTGAGTTTTTTGCAAGCTCTTCAATATCGTCAGAGCTAATCTTTGACAACTTGGATGCTACACCATAAACACGATCCAAGGCAGCGGCACTTTTGGCACCCAGCTTTGCGACTTCGCCATCATTGAACAATCTCTTACCATCATTGTCAACTATGGTACGGGCACAAAGCTTGGCCCTCATGTCTTCAATAGAGATTTTCTGGTTCTTACCAGTACCTCTCAACATAGAAGCTTCAAAAGAATCACGCTCAGTACCTGTCATAGCCTTGACACGGACCTGGCCGCCCCATTCTGGAACCGGAACAATTTCGAATTCCAGATCGTCGGCGGCCAGGATCGCATCCTTGCTCAACAGTTCAACCATGTCGTCCTGTTTCGCTTTCTCAGTCATGATGTTAGACTCCTTGAGTCATTAGAGAAGTGGACCGGTGCCCACAACTATTGCTGCGCCATCTGCTTCAAGAGTAAATCCATGTTCTTGAAGACCTTCAGGATCAGCATCCATGGTGTAACTAATTACTTTGACGGGTTGGGTAAAGCCATTACTGCCGTCGAATGTCACTTTAATGTCCACTTGTGCATCGGCTGCTTCAGCTGCCCTTAGAGCATTCTGTCCGGCATCGCTACCATTCAGAAATCCACTCAAGGTATAGCCTTGATCACGAGCCGACGCAACAACGTGAGGAAGTACACGCTGGAAAACTGGGACCTTTGTCACGGATCGGTCACTGTTCTTCGAGAACGAATTCATGTCGTTCACGATAACAAAGCCACCGCTATCCACTTCAAATTTGAATTGATCCCCATGCTCTGGCCAAGCCATAGTTACTCCTTTGCCTCATCAGGTTGACCTGCAACACCCCCAAATACTTTCGGGAGAGCAGGTGCGCCACTATCATCTAGCATATCTCCATCATCTTGCAAAATCATCCCAAGAAGCTCCAAAGCAGCATCAGCTTGTTCACGAATAGCTAAAAGCTGCCTAGATAAAATCCGAATCGGATCAGGGACTGACATCTGGGATTTCCTTAGTCACAAAAGAATAAATCATGCTAGCGTGAATTATATCGGCCCTATCAGGATCTCGCATAATGGTATTCAAGCTTGTTTCACCTTGAACCAAAACATTATCATCCAAGATCAATTCAACTCTATTCAACAATCTATTCAGATGCTTATAAATCTCCAATGCCTTCTTCCTAGATGTTGCCCAAATATGAAGCCTGATAGTCCCAATATTCCCAGCTCCGTTGAACACGTTCCTAATTGTTTCACCCGTAGTTCCTAAATTGATGTACGGAATCTGCGAACCTTGTGGCGGTTGTGCATCATAAAACATCTTACCAGCAAGGATTGTCCTTAATACTTCATCCGTAGTTACTACCTCATAAAAAGCTTTATCCAAATCAGCAACTGCAGTAGGCATCAGTTCGCCCTCTGATTTTTAACAATCTGCTCTCTACGAGCCAATGATTTACGAATCTCAACACCAAGATCTTTCCTAAACAATGGGAAATTCTCACTATGTGCCGGCTCTAAAAATGGTTGAGCCTTCATCTTGTAAGTACCAAGTTCTACAAACCAAGCATAGTATTGGACTCCGGCGCGATCAAATACTGCACGATCACAAAATACATTATAGTGATAACCCTTCTCGGTGAACAATACTGCAATGCTGCTTGCTAAACGACCACCTCTATACCCAGTCTTGGTGCCTTTACCTCTTGGGCATAGTTGTCTGGCTTTTTCCCTGGTTTTATAGCCATAAGTCTTAACATTTTTCAATGTTGCTTTTTGCATTGCCCTATCAGCAGCATAGATATTAGCAATCGTTGCTGACTGATTGGTAAACTCTATGTCGATGAATTGACTAAGCTTTTGGCTAGACTGGGGCAATGTCTTTATCCTCTATGCAAAGAAATTTGGCCATAACTTGGTTGGTACGTATACCAAGATCACCTACAATCTCAAAAACTCTTTCACCAATTTGAATCCTATTCTTGGCGGGGATCTGTACATCCCAATTAAAAATAATCCACCATTGAATTTTAGAGGCCATTTGATCTGCTACAAGACGTTCCGATACATCTACTGGGCTAAGACGACAACATTGCGTATCATATGCCCCCCAACCCAAACTTTCCTCTCCCCCGGAACCGTCACTAATTGTCTGTTCTAATAACAATTGTGCTGTCGATGAAAGATTCTGCGCATTGATTCTGCGCATTTCATCAATTGACGTTTGCGGAAATATCTGTACCATCAATATGCAACCTTAGTTGTTACAGCCGCAGATGGGGATAGGTTACGGGAGGATGCATCGGTTGTGGCAATCGCTTCTTCCCATAATGTTAGATGCTTTTCAGCAAGTGTATTGAAATTCTCGATTTGCTTGTCGCTATATCTGATATCTCCTTGATCATCAAACCTAGCTGAAGCAGTGCTGCTAAGCCGAATGAATATTGCTCGGTAAGCTCTATAGTAAGCCCAGTGCTTTTTACCCTCATCGGACACACCTGACTCTTTGCCTTCAGCTTCCGTTAAATACCCATCCAGCCTCTCCGGTAGTGAATTTTCATCATCATCAGGGAATAGAGATAAATCAATTTCACCTACCGGAGAGATTAGATCAGTTCCGTCAACAGCCATGATTACTCTACCTCAGACCCATCTTCTGGATCTTCCTCGGGAGGAGCAAGAACATCCTCAGCAGGAAGAGGTGTTGTCTCATTTACAGTAACAAGCTTTTCCACTTCCCTATCTGGCACTAGATCAGCACCTGGAAGAGTAGCAGCAGTGCCGAACCTTCTCAGAATCTTTAGCTGCTCTTCTGGAGTTGCTAATTGCCTCTCTCTAAGTAGAAGAGAGTCAGGAATGTCCTTGATTGGGGTATAAGGACCGTACATGATTGCCCCAATCCTATATTCTCTGGTAAGTCTCTTAGACTTGGCCATTTTAGCTCCTAGCTAAGAAATGGTGTGAATAACTACAATGGCTTCGGGTTCAGTGATAACTGGGAGAGAAGTCTGCCAACCTTCAGCCTCAACACGTGGAGGCTTATTGGCGAAAGCTTCTGCGCGAATTACACGACCAGGATTACTCTGACCAGCAGGGCGACCGATGGCGTGATACCCGATGGTATCGGGAATAATCTCAAGGGTGTCCCCGAGATCCAGCTGCTCGTCACGCCCAGTGGTACAAAGCATGATGAATACGGTGTTCGGGATGAACCGAGCAGTGCCAGACTGAGTGCGATACTGAAGGTCATACATCTCAATAGGTGGAAGTCCATCTTCCGTCATGATCCCATTGATTGCAGCAAGATCTGTCTTACCAGTTGTAGCTACCAAGCTACCACCAGATACAGTGACCTTGCCAGCCCTGGACTTAATGGTGTCGTTCCCAGCCATAATGCTAACTACATTACGGGAAGAAATAACGCGACCCACGGTGAAGCCCTTGGCAGCTAGCATATCCACATAGCCCCAGATTTCCGCCATGATGTCGGTAGCGTCCGTGGACCATGCCGCTGCAGCAGCAGCCCTATGGCCAGACGGATCTGAATAGCTGATCGTTTCAGCATACTTATTATCACCAACGCGGCTCACTGCTGCGCTAACAATAGCTGCCCAACGATCCTTCTCATTCAACTCCAGGAGTGCACGATTGATCGTGATGTCGAAGAAGTTGGTGAGGGCGTACATGGCGTCCATCGTGGCGCCATTCCTGAGATACGCCAAAAGCGCATCATAATCCCTACTGGTGAACTCGGAAGCAATATCTTGCTCGGCAAGCTCAACCAGGAAAGACCCAATCAGCTGACCTCCCTTTTTCTGTGGAGGGCTGTATCTGGTAGACGCATTAGCAACAATGGTCCGATACGCGATGGAGTCTTCACGAAAAGAGTTCTGAGGAACAAGACGCTCGGGCAGTACCGTGGCCCCGAGATACTGTCTTGAAGTAGTACCAAACTGTGCAGTTTGGTTATGGGCAATCCCATCCAGTGCTCCATCAACGGTAAGTTGATAGATAAGTTGTCCGATATCCATAATCTATCAACCTCCTGACAGGGTGAAGTTATAAAGGAGGCGAAGGGCAGTAACCAAAGTTGTGCCCCAAAAATCTGTATCTCCCCACTCGGGAAGCAGATCTTCTTTCACCTGTAGCCAATTGCCAGGGCGATATGCCTCAAAATCTATCAGCGCGGCATCAGCATTATCAATTGGGAAGGCGAGCAAATATAATTGATCGTCATCTACATGCCCAGGCCCAAAAGCGGTTCCAGCAGCTGCTTCAGCCAATGTCCGCCCAATACATGTCCCAGAAGCAATAGGGCGATCTGTATAGGGCTCATAGTATGCCGCATCATTATCCACTACATCAGTGGGGATGGCAAGCACTGTGAGGTCTGTATCTGTTGCCACAGCAGCAACTGAAAGTGTAGCGAACTTATTAGTACCAAAATTCAGGACGGTTCCATTCGGAATATCCCCCAATAGGGCATCAATAGGAATGGTAGTGTCTGTTGCTGACGCACCAGCAGCGCCAACAATTACTTTGACTCTGTCTCGGGTGGGGAACGCAGTACCAATAAGCTGCAAAGGACCACGTACCAGGTTTTCCTGGGAAAGCATATCCCCAGCCCAAGGTGGTGCAGCCAGAGTCGGGTCAGAAGGCCCAACAATTCTGCCTTGCATGATTACTCCTTCTCTTTCTTAGCGCGTTGCGATGGTGATAGATATTGCCCAGCAACTTTCTTTGTAGCAACAGCAGCATCGCCTTTCAGTCTTGATGCTTCTGGAGTTGAAGGGCTCTTATGCTGCGGTGGAACACGCCTACCAGGATCTTGCTCATTGCCAGCTTCGACATTGGTCAAGGATGGTAGATGATCCTTCAGATTAGATTCAGCAAACAACTTAAGATCTGTTAGCTCGCCTTTTTCGCCAGCTTTCACGAATGGCCTATTTTCCTTCACTTTTTCCTTCTTGCCATCCTTTTCAATCTCAACTTCAACTTGCTTCATCTCAATCGTCAGGCCCTTGGCCCCCACGAGATCGCCAAGTACAGTTGCGTTAAAGCTAACAGCTTCTGCAGCTTTACCAACTAGCACAGCATAATCTCGTTTATCTAACTCACCTTGGAGTTCTGGAACTTGGCCAACTAGAGTCTTAACCTCCTCCAATTTGCCAAGTTCTTTGAAACCATCAAACATTACAACATCATCACCAGTAAGGACAACTGATCCTTCTGGGACACCCGCTTCAGCTTTCTCAAGCTTATCCTTAAGTACTCTTTTGTCGCCTCTCAATCCATAATTCTCTTCCAACAATTTTAGAATTACAAGAGAGTGATCACCATCTTGCTTTTTAAGCAAAGATGTCATTGCCGCTTCCAAACGGGCAGTCGAGTCATTGTCTCCTTCACCAGCCATAATATCCCCCTGGGATTTGTAGACACGTAGTCTAATAGAGAAAAGTTACCGAATTGGCCGTAAAGTGGAAAGGTTCTTAGTATATGAAAATCTCAACATAGGCTATTGTGATGGGCTGAGCACCACCATCTTCTTCTTGCTGAATTGTCACATATGTTTCACCCTTACACACGAAATCAACCAAAATCTCAGAGCCAGCAGCATCAGTACCAGGTGAAGTTTCGATTCCAGTAGTAGCTTCTGTAACTCCATCGGCCAACATAGGAATCATGCTGGTTTTACCAGTACCAGTACCAGTAAATTTCACCCTTACCCTAATCAAAGTGGCTCTCTTAACTCTGATAATTTCTCCAGCGCTTGCACTCTTCGCAATTACTGTTCCTGCCTCAAGATCGCCAATCAACCTTGTAGCAATTCGATCCGCAGGGTAATTCACCAATTTAATACTTGATTGGTTTTCGTAAAATGCTGCTTCTGGTGTACTAGCCATTTTTACCTCCTATGGTTAATCTCGGTCCACAATGGGATCAATATAAGGCTCGGAGTAACGCTCCGTGGCCCCTACTGCAACAGTAGTCTGTGCCTTGTATTTCTCCTTTAGGATAATGGGAAGATCACTGGCAAATGTAGCTTCATATTTACCATCTCCTACACTAGCCAGCGTTTCTGGCCAAGTTATAGGCACACTCATTTCTGAACAATCCAGCTCGGTATCTTTCAATACACCAAAAGCATGGACTATAGTGACAGTGACAGTAGCATTATTGACAACTTTATCATCCTTATCAGTAACTGTTGCTCTGAGCAACATGGTACTGCCTATGAAAAAATCAATTGCCGGGACACGCATCATCATCCTCCTCAGTTGGATCTTTACTCATTTCAATACCAAGTACCTGCTCAGATTCAAGCAAAACATTATATATTGGTTCAGCCTCAATGGACAATTGGAATTCATCAATTACTTCTGTACTAAAGTCAATATTCAATACTGATTCAGCTTCTACATCCAGATTCAATACTGGCTGGGCCTCCACATCCAAATTGAGAACGTCATAATAGGATCGTACCCGTATGCTGGCTAGAGTAATTGATTCACTGGGTGAAACGATTTGTAAACTAGCATTTTCTAAGACCTGGGATGAAAGTGCAACTCTTATACTTGCATCTTCAGTTACACTTTTCAGGATCTTAATCTGAACACTAACTAATTCTGTTACCTCACTTGGGCTACTGATATTTATGCTAGCACTATTTGTAACTACCCCGGCAGAAGCCATCCTTACACTAGCAAGTTTTGTTACCCCTCCGGGCAAATCAACCCTGATGCTAGCACTTCCAGATACTCGGGATCGCTGAGCAATACGGATGCTTGCCGGGGGAGTTACTTCTCCATTTACCTTGATCCTTACGCTTGCTGGGACTGTGATTTCCCCTGCGACTGCTGCAGGAGTGGAAACCCGAATACTAGCAGGGGCAGTTGCCTCTGAGCGTAAAGCAATACGTAACGAAGCGGGGGAGGTAACGAAACGGGGGAGGGAAACCCTTAACGACACGGTCGAGAGGGATTCTCCCAATTGTGCCACACGTAGGGAGGCCCCTACGGTCTTGAGACTCCTGACGGCGATCCTAATTGAGCCATTAGAGGTGATTTCGCTATCTTGAACCAGACCCCCAATTGTCCATTGGGGATTGAAATCGTATGCATCATAATCTACATCACTTTCATCAGTCTCTTTAAATTCATATACTTCGCCAGGCTCTACTGATTCAGCCTTAGCTTTAAGAGACCACTGTCCTTCACTATATTCATCAGCAGCAAGATCAACGGCATCTAGTGGATTTTGATCATCAACAGCTTCACCAGCTAGGTGATCGCCAGTAGTTTTCCCACCAGGTGGAGTAAGTTGAGGAGTAGTTGCTATCCCACCAGGAGGTATATTATCACTGAGTGCAATAACAAATGGTGCTCCCGCAATCCTCACACTAGCGAGGACAGTTACTTGACTCTGCGCTCCTATGGAAATATTTACACTAGCAAGAGCAGTTACTTGAGCCGGGAGGGAAATGTGCGCGCTAGAGAGAACAGTAACTTGTGAATCAATCTTAACTCTTACGCTAGCGGGAGCAGTTACCTCTCCAGGCAATACCACCCTAATGCTAACGCTTTTTGTAATCTCTCCAGATAGATCAACCCTAATGCTAGCAGCCTCGGTTACTTCCCCGGCTCCAGCTATCCTTACGCTAGCATCCCTAGTTACTTCCCCATCAGCGATAGTGGCAATTCTGACGCTAGCGGGAGCAGTTACTTCAGAATTGACTTTAACCTGTATTGAAGCAGGATTCGTAATCTCTCCAGGCAGGACAATCCTGATATTGGCAGAGCTTGTAACTTCCCCAGGCAGGACAATCCTGACGCTAGCTGGGGAAGTGACTTCTGAAATAACCTTGACCCTGATGCTAGCAGCCCCAGTTACTTCAGAAGGCAGGGAAATTTTGATGCTCGCTAGTGAAGTTATTTCACTAGGTAGATCAACCTTGATGCTGGCTACTTCTGTTACTTGGCCAAGACGCTTAACCCTGACGCTGGCTGGAGTTGTTATCTGGCTAACTACTTTAACCCTGATACTGGCTGGGGCTGTAATTTCTGATGGGATAGCAGCAGCAGGAATTTCCAGATGTACATCTGCGCACTCTATATATCTACGACCAGAAGGTGCACCACCAGTATCGCCATCCCTAGATACTACAAACCAGAGATCATTATGATCCGAAATATTGTCTGCTTCAGCACCAGATAAAGCTTGACTATATTCTGTGAATGATACATCGGGTTCAGCTTGAGTGAGGGTGGCAACAAGAACGCCGGCAGCATTCGGATCGCCTTGGAACAATTCTACTACGGCATCAACAGTATGGCCGCCACTGGATTCTTTCCTAAATGTTCCTCTTAAAGTGTAACCAGTATCGGTAAGCGGATCAATTATACCAGTATTAGTGCCTTCAATCTCCGCATCATCACCATTAGTAGTATCATCAGAGGTGATGAATGTAGCGGCAGAACCATCATTGATTTTAGACCAGAGAGGTGCGCTAACCCAGTCTCCTAGATTAGTGCCATCTGCGATTGGTCGAGCGTATTGCGCCATTATTCAGGCTCCACCAATCTCCAAGGCCCAACCGTGGGAACGATTCTGCGTACCCACAGTTTGCGTTGGAATGAGGGAGCATCTCCAGCTACATCTATGAGATTTCTTAGATGGCGTATTACCTCTGATGGAGCAGTAATGTTGGAATCCTGAGCGCCTATAAAGGTAGCCTCATCTTCATCTCCATCATCCAATCTATACCAGAATCCCTCCAGCCTAACTTCTACCCCAGCTTCTATTCTTACGCTAGCAGCAGCTGTAATCTGACTTCGTATGGCAACCCTTACGCTAGCAGTTTCAATGATCTCGCTAGGAAGGGCAATCCCGATACTAGCAGGGGCAGTTACTTCGCTCGGGAGATCAATCCCGATACTAGCGGGTGCAGTTACTTGGCTCGGAAGGTCAACCCTGATGCTAGCGGGTGCAGTTACTTGGCTCGGGAGATCAACCCTGATGCTAGCGGGAGAGGTTACATCCCCTAAAGATGTACCAACAATTCTTATGCTAGCAGGGGCAGTAACCTGGGAATTAACTCTGATCCTTACGCTAGCAGCCTCAGCTACTTCCCCAACCCCAGCTATCCTTACGCTAGCAATTTCCGCAACTTCCCCAGCCCCAGCTATCCTTACGCTAGCAATTTCCGCAACTTCCCCAGCCCCAGCTATCCTTACGCTAGCAGCCTCAACTACTTCCCCAGCCCCAGCTATCCTTACGCTAGCAATTTCCGCAACTTCCCCAGCCCCAGCTATCCTTACGCTAGCAGCCTCAGCTATTCTACTAGAAAGAGCAATCCTTACGCTAGCAGCCTCAGCTATTCTACTAGAAAGAGCAATCCTTACGCTAGCAGCCTCAGCTATTCTACTAGAAAGAGCAACCCTTACGCTAGCAGCCTCAGCTATTCTACTAGAAAGAGCAACCCTTACGCTAGCAGCCTCGACTATCTGACTTTGATTAGTACCAACAATCCTTATACTAGCAGGGGCAGTTACTTCCCCAGGGAGATCAATCCCGATACTAGCAGGGGCAGTTACTTCGCTCGGGAGATCAATCCCGATACTAGCAGGGGCAGTCACTTCGCTCGGGAGATCAATCCCGATACTA